AACTTATTTTTATAGAGATACCAGCTTTGACGGATTGGATCTTGCCGCAACTAATTATCCGGATGCAGTTGAATTATTAACATTCAATAAAGATTATCTAAAGAAAGAAGTTATTGCATGGATTAATCAACAAATTGGAATTGGCACAGGAATATGGGCTGCATTTACCTATAATGACAGCCTATTTTCTCAAGATGTTGGGTTAATTGTTGATGCACTAATTGCTGACGTAAAATACGGCGGCAATGCTGAAAGTTTTACCACGGCAAGTTTATACTATAACGGTGCAATTTTTAAAAATGCAGGACAAGAAGCACAGACATCTGCAGCAGTACTACAACTTAAAAATATTGCTGTTAATTATGTTTTATTAAACACTGCATATGCATCTTTACAAGCATCTGAAACTCAAACTATCACTGCTGCTAATGGGGAAACAGCGGCCGTTACAAAAGTTGGCGGATTACTAGACGATATTGCTACAGTAATTACAACAGGTCTAACAGCATTGACATCTGCATTTGGTGCGTTCTCTAGTCCAAAATATGGTTACCATTACTTAACGAATACACAGGCTGCATACAATGTTGGTACTAGTTACGCTAATCCGGGTGAGTATGTAAACGCTGCCAAACTTTTAGAAATTAACAGAAAATTTATACAAGCAGAAGTAGTTGAATACATGTTAGTGTACCCAGGAGTAGGAGCTGTTAATCAAGATTTATTATCAAGAGATGCTGGTCTAATTACTGATGCGATTGTTGCAGACTTGATTGCCGGGGGCAAGGCTAATGTTGTAGATGCTGCATCAAAATACTATACCACTAATCTCGGATTGACTGAAGTTGAACATATTGCAGCTATTAATTACATTAATACAGTTGCACAAGAAATAATTGATAATGTATTACTAACAGTGTCCACATCGCCGCCAAAGCGCGGAACTGTTACACAGATTAGAGATCTATCTATTACCAAAGAAGCAGGGGTTGACCCGGTCATTACTAATCTAGTAGGCAGTGTTACATTTGCATTTGATGTTGCGTATAATCCTCCAAAGAATAATACAGAAATTGACATGTTCATGTTTAATGATGCTGTACGTATCAGTAACATTACTGGTCAAGGTCATGGCGGATTTATGTGTGTACTTGATCCTGCAGGACAAATTGGTAGTAAATCTCCATATGTTCAGGAAAGTGCTAGCTTCTGTGCAAGTGTGAATAAACAGGCATTCCGCGGCGGTATGTTTATTGATGGGTTCAGTGGACGTTTAACTGCTAAAATTACCAGCACTTCTGGATTATTTTTAACCTTAAGTGGATTAACTAGTCGTAGACCTATTGCTCCCACATCGTTCTACTATGCCGGATTTAGATATCAAGTTGACAACATTGTCAGTTGGAATGGTACTACTGGTGTTACAGTAATCGAACTTAACGCAACCACTCCGTGGAGTAATGGAAACTTAGATATCATTTTAGAAACTCCGGGCAATCGTTCAATGTTGGCCAACGATTACACACAGGTTAACGATTTAGGTTATGGAATTCTTGCACACAATGCAGGTTTGACTGAACAAGTTTCTACATTTACCTATTACTGTCACACTGCATATTTTGCCAGCAACGGTGGACAGATTCGTTCAGTTGCAGGATCAAATGCGAACGGTACATATGGTTTAAGATCCGAAGGTGCTGATCCTACAGAATTACCTGATCAAGTTACGTTATTTGAAAACATGACACAGGTAGGTAAGATTTATCGATTCGATGATTTTAGTAACAAAAATTTAAAAAATGATATTTCATTTTACTTAAAGAGATATTCATATATTCCTAATAGTGTCAGTGAGGTTGAAGTTATCCATCCCGATGACACGACAAGTAGATACGAATTAAGAACAGCAACTAGAACTGGTATTAACTCGAGTACTTACAATTATCGAATTACCAATGCAACTACTGCTAATCCTTGTGTGGTCACAGTTAACAGTGAATACTTGCCATTGACTGTGACTAATATTACTAGAAACGATCCTGCTGTAGTAACAGTTACTACTGGTACAGTATCTGCCGGAAGTTTTATAGCGGGACAAACCTATACAATATTGTCAGGCGGTAATACAGCTTGGCCAACTATAGGCGCAGGGTCAACAGATTTCACTGCTACAATTAGCAACGGCTCAGGCGGTGCTGGCACTGTTCTTAATGTAACAGTTGCCCCGACTAGTGGTACTGTTCAAGTTGGTATGTACCTAACAGGTTCTGGAGTTACAGCTGGTACTAGAATTACTGCATTAGGCAGTGGTACAGGCGGTATTGGGACTTATACTGTAAATACTAGTCAATCAGTACTGGGTGCAGTGGCAATGAAAGGTGTTACAGAAGGTACAACATTTAATGCAACTGGTGTTGGATCAGGAACAGGAACGGCTACTCGCAGTCACGGATTAATTGATAGAGATTTTGTGTCTCTCTCTGGTGTAGTTGGCATGACACAGATTAATGGCGCTAGTTTCTACGTTAAGGCTAGTGGCTATGCTGCTAATCAATTTGCTATCTATACTGATGATACATTAATTCCTGCAGTAGATTCTACAGTATATAGTACATATCTGTCAGGTGGTACTATAGAGTCCCCAATTAAATTCTATCAAGGAGATAGAATTTTTATCAGCGATGTTGTAGGAATGACTGAGCTTAACAATAATAGATATTACGTTAAGCCTTTGACTTATAATACGTTTGAATTATATTCAAATAGCACGTTAACTACAGGTGTTAATTCTTCAGCATACACTGCATTTGTTAAACCTGGCATTGTGGCTGCTGGAGGTTTTGTAACAGGTCGTAGATATACAATTATCACTGCTGGCACTACGGATTTTTCAGGGTCACATGGTGCAGCAAACAACAACCCAGGCACACAATTTGTTGCAACTGGCGCAGGGACAGGGACGGGAACTGCCTACTACGGTGGTACTGCGTATGAAAGATTTACCTATGCCGTAACTGCGATCACTAAAGCAAGTCCTGCAAAAGTAACATTAGATGCTGCACATCATTACAATGACGGGGATCTTGTCAATATTAGTGACATAGCAGGCATGACACAGATCACTGGTTTGTACTATGCTAAGGTGTCAACTGCTGGATTAAGTTCATCTCAATTAGAATTGTACACTGATCCTACTCTAGTTACTCCTGTAGTTAGCACATCTTACGGTACATTTGCTACAGGTGCAACTATAACAGCTGGCAGTTTTGTTAGAGGCAAAGTTTATACTATTGTCAGCACAGGTAGTGGATCAACAAACTTTACGCTAATTGGCTCGTCTAGCAATACTGTAGGCACAGTATTCACGGCTACCGCAGTGGGAACAGGCACTGGTACTGCCACAGTCACCGGTAATATATACGGTGGTCAAGAAGTATTATTAATTGGACTTACGTCTAATGCTAACGATAACAGGGAAGCTAACGGTCTTACTTCACAGTTATCGGATCATACTAATCTGATCATTAGAGGTTTACAAAACTTTAGATTTGACAGCATCGACAACGTTAACCCAACTAGACCTAGTACTGCTTTAGAATTCAGTGCAACTAGTCCGGACATCCTACGTGTTATTGCATATGGGTTATCGTTAGCCGACGGTTCGGTATTACCTGCCAATCAAGCGGTATTATCCATTGATACTAGTTTTTCATATTTAAAACCAGTAAGTGATGCAGACAAAGTGTTAACAGTTGATCCCGACAATGGGGCCAAGACGATGGGCGGCACCATCGGCGATACTAAGATTGCTGTCATTGATATTAGTGGATCAGAAAACGCGGCAAAACGTGATTTATTAAATTCAGGAACATTAGCATTTGCTTGGAATGGTAAAATACATAGAATTACAGAGTATGTAGCAGCAGCCGGACTTGTTCCTGCGTATATATCATTTGTTGACTATAGCGATAACAATAATTACAGTCAAACAGCTAGTGGCATTAATAAAGTATTTCCAGATGACGAATCAAGGACACTACGTGCAGGTTTGCCGAGCGGATCTACTGGGGCTGTCACTATTAAAATTTCAACTTGTCGAGCTACTGGACATGACTTCTTAGATATAGGCACCGGCGGATTTAACACCAGCAACTATCCAACAACTATTTTTGGTAACCCAAGTCAAGAACCTAGTCAAGAAAACGAAGTTATTGAAACTAATAAAGGCCGTGTATTCTATGTAACTACAGACCAGGACGGTGTATTCCGTGTAGGACCTTATTTTACAGTTGACCAGGGTACTGGTACTGTTACGTTCTCAGCAAGTATTGCACTGAGTAACTTAGACGGTATTGGATTTAAACGTGGTGTTACTGTTAGCGAGTTCTCCACAGATAACACAATGACCAACAATGCTGCTGACACTGTTCCAGTGCAGTCGGCTATTCGCGGATATATCGATAAACGTCTAGGCTTAGATCATGGTGGTGGCCTGATTCCAACACCAAACTTGATCGGACCGGGTACTTACCACTAAACGGTCAATTGGCTATGGTCGGTAATCTTAGCATGGGCGGCAATAAAATCATTGGCATAGGTGCGCCTAGTTCCTCAACTGATGCTGCTACAAAAGCCTATGTTGACACGCAAGTTGGACTCAATGATGAACTATCAGAATTAACTGATGTTAGTATATTAACTGGCGCAACATTAGCAACATGTACTAATACTACAGTTACAACTAATTTAATTACCTGTGATACAACCGCATACCTAGTAATAGGACAGCCAATTAGATTTACGGGTACAACATTTGGCGGTATTAGCGGAAGTCTAACATACTATGTTAAGACTAAACCTAGTGGAACTACATTCACTGTATCATTAACACCAGGCGGTTCGGCAGTGACACTATCAACTGCTTCGGGTAGTATGGTATGTGCAAACAACATTACTGGTGAAGTAGTTATTGCTACAGGCGGTAACAAGTCAGTCACAACTGCGTCGTTCGGTGGAGACATTACTTCACAGTACACTAGTGTGAATACAACTACTCTAGTAGGTGGTGTAACTAGTTTCCCAACTATTGACTCAGGGATAGTTGATGTAGGTCAAATTAACGTTAGTAACGGTATTGTTGTTACTGACATAACTGGTTTCCCAACAAGCGGTACTATTCAGATAGGTAACGAACTGTTTACCTATACTGGTGTAACACTAGCTTCTAATAGATTTGACAGCGTAACTAGAGGCGTTAAGACTACAACTGCAACTACACACGCAGCTGGAGCAACAGTTATAGGTGTAAACAATGCTAGACTTGACATGCAGATTGCACCAGAAGTCATTGTTAACGCTGATGTTAGTCCAACTGCTGCTATTCAACAGAGCAAACTGTCATTAACTAATGCAACTGCTAATACATCAGGCGCGGCAGTAAAAGGTATTGCAAAATTTGACAGTGCTAACTTTGAAGACGACGGTGCAGGATTTATCGGTATTAAAGCAGGTGGTGTTGCTGTAACTGAAATTGCCAATATTGGCAATGGCGCAGTACTGGGTAACTTCACTGGCAGCGCAACGTATCCTAGAGAACTTACAGCAGAGTCAATTCTTAAGAAGGGAACCTGGAATGAATTTAATGCTTCGGCAACACTAAGTCAACCATATGCATATACGTTTACTAAAGGTGCTAGCGAAGTAGCAAGTTCATTTAGTATATCTGCTATCACAACCAACGGTTCTGCAAATTCTCTAGTTAGAACTAAGTCGTCAACTGAAGCTGGATTTATTGACGTACAAGCAATTCAATTGAATAGTAACACTGTATTAGCATACTCAGGTTCAACACTAGTTGTTAAAACACCAGGCGGTACTGAACTGATCAGCGGTATAGGTAGTGCAGATAACTCAACTCCTGTGACCTATAAAGGACAGTGGACTCCGGGAACAAATGCAACATTGGCTGCAACCAGTTCTACAAACGTGGCAATTACTAATGATACAACTTCTGCTACAGCCTATGTAACTTTTGTAACTGCTACTAGTGGTAATCAAGGTGTTAGAGTTAATTCTAACATGACCTACAATGCCAGTACTAATGTATTAACAACAACAGCAACACAGGCAAGATTTGCTGACTTGGCTGAATATTATACAGCAGACAAGGAATACGAACCAGGCACTGTGTTGATATTTGGCGGCACTGCTGAAACTACAACTACAAACGTCTTTGGTGATGCAAGACTAGCAGGTGTTGTTTCTACTGCTCCAGGCTACTCAATGAATGCTGAACTAGCAGGAACTAGAGCACTAGTAGCACTACAAGGTCGTGTACCATGTAAGGTAGTTGGGCGTGTTAAGAAAGGTGATATGTTAACCACTGCTGGTATTGTGGGACATGCTGCCAAGGCCATAGATCCTCGAGTAGGTACTATCATTGGCAAAGCACTAGAAGACAAAGACTACACTGAAATGGGTGTAATTGAAGTTGCAGTTGGTAGAGTTTAAAGATAAGGATCGGAGCGAAAAATGACACAAAAAATAATTAATACCGGCACTGCTGATACAGGAAACGGCGATCCGATCCGCACAGCGTTCGGTAAGGTCAATGATAATTTTACTGAACTGTACACTGCATTAGGATTAGACAACGGCGGAATAAATCTAGGTGCGTTTGAATTTACGGGCAGTACGATGAGTACCACTGACAGTTCGGCTATTGTCATCGACCAGGCTGTTACTGTAGCAAGTGAACTGACTATGCAAGGTGATATTGTTCCTAATATCGCTAATGAACATAATTTAGGCAGTGCTGCTAGACCTTGGAAGAGTTTATATGTCAGCAACAACACAATCTACATCGGTGGCAATAGTCTAGGAGTAGATAATAATGGCAGCCTTACTTGGAATGGCAGCACTGTTGCACATGCTGATGGCGAGTTTATTAGACTGGATGCCCTCACTGATGTAAATCTTGGTAGCCCGCAAGCAGGTGATGTGCTTTCGTATCAAGGTGGTTATTGGACTGCCGCTACCGTTGATAAATTAAAGATCACTGATGGGGTTGAAGTTACCTTGGTCGGTGGTCCAGGTGTTGCCGATCCTTTTGTTACTTTTCCTGCTATAACTGGTGGTGATCAACTTCAAATTCAAGGAGCAGAAGTCAGCACGATTGCAGGCAATCTCGCTCTTACCTCTGTTACAGATATCAACATAATATCAAACGGTTCTGGCGCAGCACCTGGAGGATCAAAGAATTGGACATTTAGTGCAGACGGGTCGGTGACTATACCCGGAGACATCCGCAGCGAAGGCAACATCAACATTGACATCAACTTGAGTGACTCAACTCTGCGCCGTTGGCAGTTTGGTGAGGATGGCGATCTGGAATTGCCGCAAGATGGTGGCATAGTATTTGATCGTGCCGATACAACAATTCGTGTGGGCATGGGATTCCACATTGCCAGCGGTGAAGGTATCAGTCTTGACGCTATTGATCAAACTGCTATACTAACTCTAAGTGGTGCTGGTAATGGTCCAGTAAATCAAACTTATAACAAAACTAACAATACACTTTATACAGGTAATGACAACAGTAGTGTCACTGTAGAAAACCTAGGCGGCACTTGGTTTGTATTCATAGATGGTGATGCCAAATACACCAGCAATGATCTCATCGGGTGGGCTCTAAGTACTGGACCTGGACCTGTGCCAGTTGGAGTATTGTCAAATGGCTATAAGAGTTGGGGATTTTCTTCAACAGGTGAACTGACATTGCCCGAAGGTGCTGTGGTAAAAAATATATCTGGGAACTTGACCATTGAAGGTGAAAGCTATGTAATTATTGATTCTGCAAATAATGGACAGATTGAGATAGGACGAAGCAGTGGTGTAGGAGCTGTGATACTAGGTAGTAAATCCAATGGCACTAATGTGGTAGTTGATGATTTATTTGTTGCAAATGGAGTCTATGAATTCTTCAGTAGTTTGGCAGATGCTACCGGTGTAGTAACACACAACTGCGCCAACGGACACTTATTTTATCATACAAGCCCAGATGCCAACTGGACTGTGAATTTAACTAATTTACTTGATACATGGAATAGAGCTACCTCAGTGACCATAATCATAGCGCAAGGCGCTACAGGTTACTATCCTAGTGCAGTTCAGATTGCAGGTGTGGCACAGACTATAAACTGGCAGGGCAATATCACACCAACACCCAGCACCAACAGAACTGATGTAGTGACATTCAGTATCATAAACAATGCTGGCACTTACACAGTGCTGGGACAACTCACAGGATTCTAACATGTTGAGTTCATTCACCGGTTCATTCAAGTTTGGTCGTCGACGACGCCTCTCACTACTGCCAGCAGGCTATGTTACTCTAGCTGGCTTGACATGGGCTCCTATGACCACTGGTGGAACTTATGCAGAGGCTCAAACCCACGCCGCAAACTTCACAGGCCTAGGCTTTTCAGCAGGCACATGGCGAACCGCTACTGTTGCGGAACTTCAAAGTCTCACAGCAGTGCTAAGTTATGCTGATGCTCAAAGTGTTTATGGGTGGGTATTTTCAAGTCATGCTTACAATATTTGGACTTCAGAGTCTGGGCGTGTGGTTAATTTTTTTACAGGGGCTAATGTTGGAACTGCAAATAGTAATCAATTCAATTTTTTAGTTTGCAAAACTCCTGCATAATTGGATACTAACAGAACGGTAAATATACTAAAGAGAGCGTGATATCATTCTATAATAGGGTCGGATCTGATAGTTAGTTTTAATACCTTACCACGTAATTTAACACCAATATCGCACCTTATCTAAAGTGCGATATTTTTTTCTGTATATACTCATGGAATATTTGTAGGTTAAATACATGATGACTATAATTTTAATAACACTACTACTTACCCACATTACTATCGCCTGCGTTACTCTGTATCTGCATCGCAGCCAAGCACACAGAGCAGTGGAGTTTAACCCAATAGTTGCACATACCATGCGTTTCTGGCTGTGGCTAACTACTGGTATGATTACTAAACAGTGGGTCGCTATACATCGTAAGCATCATAGATTTACAGATCAAGATAGTGATCCTCATAGTCCAGTTACATACGGTATTAAAAATATATTCTTCAGGGGCGTTTACTACTATTATCTAGCGGCAAAAGATGCACGTATGACTATAGAATACGGTAAAGGTACTCCGGATGACTGGATTGAACGCAAACTTTATACTCCACACTGCCGCCTTGGTATTCTTCTAATGTTGATCATAGATCTTGTGTTCTTTGGACCATGGGGCTTAATTGTGTGGGGTATTCAAATGTTATGGATACCATTCTGGGCAGCAGGTGTTGTCAACGGTATTGGGCATTGGTGGGGATATCGCAATGGAGAAACTAAAGATTCTAGCAAGAACATTGTACCTTGGGGTATTATTATTGGTGGAGAAGAATTGCACAACAATCATCACCTAGCACCAGCTAGTGCAAAGTTAAGTGTAAAATCCTGGGAATTTGACATAGGTTGGTTTTATATACGCACTTTAAGTATGCTAGGTTTAGCAAAAGTTAGAACCAGCTAAATATAGTAAATGAGAGTGAGATATGGCCATACAAAATATTAATCTAGGAACTTATGCAAACGATGGTACAGGAGACGATCTACGGGCTGCGTTTACTAAAGTTAATGACAATTTTGACTATATAGACACTTTTGCAGTAATATCCGGAACTAACTTAGGTGCAGGAGCACCAGTGTTTAAAACTGCAAATGGTGGTGCATTACAATTTAGAACTATTGCTGCAGGAACAAATTTAACAGTCAGCTATGATGGTAACGTTATTACCGTGGCAGCAAACAATCCGTTTGTTGGAAATGTTACAGGCGATGTTAGTGGAAATGCAAGCACAGTTACTAACGGAGTTTACACTACATCTAGTATCAATGCTCTAGCAGATGTTGATACTTCAACGACTCCTCCCACTAACGGTCAATCTCTTGTTTGGAACAGCGGAACAAGTCAATGGAAACCGGGAACAGTCAGTGGCGGTGGCGGACTCACTGATATTGTCAACGATACAACACCGCAGCTAGGCGGTGCATTAGATGTCAACGGTTTCAGTATTGTTTCTACAGGTAATGGAGATATTAATATAGATCCAGCTGGAAATGGCGACATTATATTACACACTAGTTTAACAATTAATCCTAATGGTAATATTACAAAAACAGGTGAATTAAATATTAGCCCAACGACAACTACTAGTTTTGGAAATAACACTACCCTAGTTGACGGTAATGTATATATTGTTAGAAATTCATACTCTAGTGCGTTTGGTAGTGGGCTTACTTTTGCACAACATCATGCAACCGCTGATGCAGTAAATTTAAATTTTTTAAGAACAAGAGGTACTGGTCTCGCAATAGCTGCTGTTGCTAACGGAGACGATATTGCTGATTTAAATTTTATAGGTCACGACGGTACCAATAGAGTATCAATCGGTAGTATAACTGCTAGAGTTTCTGGAGCTGTGTCACTAGGAATAGTTCCGGGCGAACTTGCTTTTGATACTCGTAATACAGCAGGTGTATTATCAGAAAAAGCAGTATTAACATCACAAGGTGTATGGCGAGTCAATAGCATACAGGCACTTAGCGAATCGACAATGTCTGTGTTGAGTAACATTAACATAGGAAATAATTTCAGTTTATCCGTAGGTGGAATGACTCTAAGTCAAGATGGCCTAATTACATCAACTTCCAGTAATCAATCAATTACCATTAGATCAAATGGTATTGGTAATGTAGCCATTGAAGGTATTAGTATTACTAGTCGACAAATAGCTACCGACGGAAATTTTGCTTTACAATTAATGAGTGTACTTCAGCTACCATCGTATGCTAGCGAAGCTACTGCTAATTCTGCAGTTGGTGCATCACCTGTATCCGGAATGATGTATTATGACTCAACTGCAAATTCTATAAAAATATATGGACCTAGTTCTTGGCAGATTCCTGGAGCAGGTAGTGGATTGTCTAGCAGGGCAAGTGTTGCCGGAACATCAGCATCGTTAGCCAGTAATGCATCTGGCAACATAGATATTACTGGATTTAAAGGCTACATGCTTTATAAAATTCAAACTAGCGTTGCATCATGGGTAAGATTATATACCGATTCTACAAGTAGAACTGCTGATGCCAGTAGACTAGAAGGCGTAGATCCTGCGCCAGGAGCCGGAGTCATTGCTGAAGTTATTACTACAGGTGCTAGTACAATTTTAATTAGTCCGGGAGCATTTGGTTTTAACAACGAAGGTACTCCGACTACTAACATTCCTGTTAGAGTAACTAATAAATCAGGTAGTACTTCTACTGTCACTGTAACACTTGTTGTCGTACAACTAGAGGCATAACATGTCTATATCAGATTACATTAAAAGAAAAGAATATATTGTAACTGTTAATAACTTCGAAGATTTAGATAGCTTATATGCTGATTTAGAAACCGAAGGGAAAAGCCCGCCTAATATAGATTTACTAAGAAGTGTAGATTGTCTACACCGTAGAACTACTAGTAGAAATACTCATTATTTTTTAACTGAGTTAGAAGTAGAAGAATTAAGAAAAGATCCACGAATTAAAACAATTTCAATTGCTCCATACTATTTAGGTATCCAAGCAGGAACAACTGCTGTTGAGCAAACTAGTACAGCTTGGGACAAGTCACCTAGCACTAGTGGAACCATGAAAAATTGGGGGCTGTTAAGATGTGCCGAAGGTACTCAGAGATCAGGCTGGGGAGGTACAGGGTACGAAGGTGACGGCACGGGCACTGCTGCACAGACTGGCACTATAACGCTAACTGAAACAGGTAATAATGTCGATGTGGTGATTTGTGATACTAATGGTATTGTATGGAATCATCCAGAGTATGCAGTAAACGCCGACGGAACTGGAGGTTCTAGAGCTATTCAATACAATTGGTTTCAACATAGTGCAGAGATAGGCAACGGCGCTAACGGTACATATTCTTACGGTGTCGGGGATCACGGAACACACGTTGCCGGAACAGTTGCAGGTAATACACAAGGTTGGGCACGTAGCGCAAACATTTATAACTTATACTACGATACTGGTAATCCTGGAAACTTTAGTTATGTATTTGATTACATTCGTGCATTTCACAGAAATAAAGCATCAAACCCTGCCTTAGGAAGAAAAAATCCTACTATTGTTAACAACAGTTGGGGACAAAGTATTTTTCCTAGCGAATGGTCATTAACTGATATTACCGCCGTAACCTATAGAGGAACTAGATACACTCCTGCAGGGTCAACCGTTTACACAGGATTCAGCGGAGTATGTACTTCTAATGCAAGATTAGCAACCCTAGTTGGATTTGAAAATGCCGGGAACAGGATAACAACTACTGGGCCTTATACGGCGCCAGGCGGTAGCATCTTAACTAAACCGGCCTCATGGACGCAAACTGGAGAACAGGCATATTTTATTGAACTATCACAGCCTAATGCAAGTTATACCATTACAGTACAAGGACCAGCTGACTTAGATTTGATTAATAATGTTGCAATGGATGCTGTTTCGGGCTCAATGTCATTAAGTAGTTCTATTGTTATTACACAAGGTGTAACCGCTGTAGCAACATATACTGAAGATGCAGGTTCAACAACAAATGGTGGTACGTTAGAAACTGACATTCGAGAAACTATTAACTTACCTAATGCAGCAGTGTATACTATCATATTTAATAATACTATCGATATTAGCGGTGCTGGGTCGGTACTGTTTGGAACTGCATTGAGTTTAACAGTAGTAACAGAAAGCACACCGGCTACTGCATCTGTTAGTAGCATAACAAACTCACTATCTACACCAACGGGATGGACATCCTCAACTACGCCAACAGTTGGTAATAATGATGACGGGTACTGGACACTGGCATTACCGTTTCCTATTACATATCTCGGAACTACTTATAATGAAGTATATCCTAGCACAAACTTCTACCTAACATTTGGAGCAGGTTCTACAGTATGGTCAACTGTTAATCAAAGTTCTCCTAATCTTCCTAAGATCATGTGGAGTGCTGCCGATAACAGTGTACAGAGAATTTATTACACTACACAAGGCACTGCAGGGAGCAGAACATTTAATATAAGAATGGAAGGTGCTGCAGGTACTTCTGGTATATTAGGTTCACCAAATATGGTATGTGAGTACGTGTTTTATGAAGCTACTCCAACTCAAATTGATTTGCAAGTAGGTGTAAATTCTAGAAAGACAACTGGCGCATTTACTACTGAACAATTAAATGCGTGGGGATTTATCAGTGGTCAGCGTATTCCTGCTAGAGTAGCTGCATCAGATGTAGATATTGAAGACTTATACGCCGAAGGTATTATTATGGTCGGTGCTGCTGGTAACGGTCGATGGAAACATGATGTGCCAGGTGGACTAGATTGGAACAACACTTTTGAAATGGCTACTAGATATCCCGATAGTGTAGCACAACCTTATTTCTATATGAGAGGAACTAGCCCAACAGCAAATGACAATTCTACAACAGGACAATTTGAACTTCCGGCAATATGTGTAGGATCAATTGACTCTATATCTACAGATCAAAAGGTACAATATAGTGACTGCGGCCCAGGAGTTGACCTGTATGCACCCGGTACGCATATTGTCAGCGCACTACCTAGCGGCATCGGTGATTCTAGGAATGGAAGTTATTTTATTGGCAAGTTCAGTGGCACTAGTATGGCAAGCCCGCAAGTATGTGGAGTACTTGCGTGTGCGTTAGAAACATATCCTTATATGAATCAAGTACAGGCCAAAGCCTATATACTAGGACATGCAAAAGCCAATCAAATAACTACCAACTCGAACGGCCCTACTAACGGTCAGGATCTACAAGGTTCTGCTAATTTATTTTTATATTATAATAAAGAACGAGCAACGTCAGGAAATACGTTTCCTAAATTAAATTACCAACCTAGACCAGCAACTGGGGCAGTTTACCCAAGAAGAAGAATTAGAAGGACTCTGTAATGGCATTATCTATCTGGACTGAACGATCTGGTTATAGGTTCAATACTATCCAAGAACGCACTATTATAAATCAGGATCTGCCTGTTAGTTACACTAATGGGTTCCAAGATAGTACTAATCTAACATTTACTGTTATATCAGGAAGATTGCCTAACGGTTTGAGAATTGTCGAAGATAAAATAACTGGCACTGCTGCCGAAGTACCTAGAAGTACAGACTATGAATTTGTTGTTAGAGCAAAATACGGAGAGCAAATTGCAGATCGTACATTTTTCCTAACTGTCGAAGGTGCAGACGTTCCTATATGGCAAACAGCAGCGGGAAGTCTAGCTGTGTTAAATACCGATCAATACTATGTGCTTGACAGTACATATATTGATTTCCAACTAGTGGCTACAGATTTCGATACGTCTGCTGGGCAGAGTTTAAAGTATTTTAAAAAATTAGGAGAATTACCTCCTGGTCTTATTTTAACAGAAACAGGTAGAATTGTAGGTTGGATTCAACCTGCACTAGGAATACCTGAGACTGCAGGTAACGGTGCATATGATACAACTATATATGACGACGTAGCATACGATTTTGGATACCAACCAGAATCGGGGTACGATAGTTTTATCAATTATACGCCTAATAAGATCAATAGATACTACGAGTTTATTGTTGTAGTTACTGACGGTGACACTAGTGTTGAACGAACATTTAAAATATATGTCATCGGTGATGATTATTTTAGAGCAGACAACATTTCTTTTTATGCAGGTGTGGGTGCATATACAGTAGATACCACATATGTTAGATCTCCTATTTGGGAAACTGCGTCAGATCTTGGAACTAAGAGAGCTAATAACTATCAAACATTTAAATTAGATGTCTACACAGGAATAGAACTAGGTCCTATTACTTACGAATTAGAAAATGTAAATCCAAAGATTACCGGAAGAGCATCTACTACATTAAGTACAGAAAATAAAATAACTAGAAACTTGATTAGAATAAAAGATGCTAGCGGAACTCCAACTACGGGTAAAAAGATCACTCTTAAAAATTATGTTGACGGTGCTGACTCAACTATCTACACTATTACTAATGTATCAACTGTAAGTTCGACAGAATTTGTGCTGACAGTTACACCAGTGTTAGCTAAAGCCATTCCCAATGATACATGGATTGCATTAGGAACTACTAGTGAAATACCTCCAGGTATGCAATTTGATCCAGGAAGTTCTGAAGTGTTTGGCGTATTACCTTATCAACCTGCCATAACTAAAAGTTACGAATTTACAATTCTAGCCACTAGATATAGCGATAAACTTGAAAGAGCCAATTCCAGAAGAACGTTTGGTGTACAGATCATTGGTGAAATAGACAGTATTATAACCTGGGTCACTCCTACATCTTTAGGAACTATTCAAGCTAACTTAATAAGCACACTGTCACTAAGTGCTGAAACAACATTGGCAAATGCTGTTATACTTTACGTTAAAACTTTAGGTGCATTGCCGCCTGGACTTACATTAAATCTTGACGGGGAGATTGTTGGCAAGGTTCGACAATTCGGTACACAAACCGAACCAGGTATTATTACATTTGATAACAACAATTTTACTTTAGATTTTAACGAGACAACCTTTGACAAAGAATATACATTCACAGTGGAAGCTAGAGACATTACCAACTACAGTACAGTTTCAAGAACATTTACACTTGCAATTGATACTCCTAATGATAGACTTTACAGCAATCTAACTGTTAAGCCATTCTTAAAACAAAATCAAAGAGATTTGTTTAGATCATTTATCACTGACAATAATGTGTTTACTATCAATTCAATATATAGACCCAGTGACGCAAACTTTGGTATACAAACTGATTTAAGAATGTTAGTGTTTGCTGGTATAGAAACAAAATCAGCATCTCAAACAGTTAGTGTGATTAATAGAAATCACAAAGAAAAACGTTTTAAATTAGGCGACATTAAAAAAGCCAAAGCTAAAATCACCGGAACTAATGATGTTGTTTACGAAGTTATCTATATAGATGTAATAGATCCGTTAGAAGTAGGCAAGAAATATCTGCCAAGTATGATTAATACATCACCCTCACAACGAGCTATTACTACGGATCAAAATAATCAATACTACAACGGACCGTTTGATTTAGATACAAAATATTGGAATGCTCCTGATCCATTTAGTGCCACTGTAGACCGTTCAGATGTATTTCCTGAAGATCCTTATAGTGCATACAAGTTTCCGTCAAGTGTGTCAATTTGGCGCAAAAGAATAAAAGAATTAGGGTTAAAAGAAAGAAATTACTTACCGCTATGGATGCGTACTATTCAAGACGGTGAAGTACAAGAATTAGATTACGTAAAGGCAATACCGCTTTGCTACTGTAAACCTGGTATGGCTGATGATGTTTTGCTGAATATTAAGAATAGAAACTTTGATTTTAGCCAAATAGACTATGTAATTGATAGATATATAATAGATTCTGTCACCGGGTATTCCGCTGATAAATACATCGTATTTAGAAACGATAGGACAACTATAACATGACCAGTGCAATTTTATATTCAAGCATAGACGAAACATACCCAGTTGCGGGGCAAGACAACAACAGTCAAGGGTTTAGAGATAACTTTAATTACATTAAAGCTGGTCTAACTACCGCTGCATCCGAAATTACAGACCTGCAGACCAATACTGCAAAAACAAATGCCGATAACGATTTTGCATTGAATCTTATTGAAAATTTTGAATATAATAATGCATATGGCACTGTTGCCAGTGTAGGAACTATTAGCGGTGCAACTAACGTAGAATTAATTGATGGTGTTTATCAAACCTTTACTATAGGTGGTAATTTAACTTTAACCTTTAGAGAATGGGGCGCTGCAGGAGTGTTATCTAAACTTACAGTAGAATTAAAAAGCGATGGCTCTGCACGTACAGTTACATTTAGCGGATCACCAACTCCAACTATCCTAACAAACTTTGGTGCGGTAACATTCACGTTGTCAGCAACTGCAACAACAAGATCAATTTTTAATGTATGGTCTACTACCGGTGGTACTACAGTTTTTATTGAGCACGTTGGTAACTTTACATTATGATACACCCCCTAGCGCAAGATTTGTCTAAACTTAAAGATTTGGAAATTGAGTCCAAAATACAAGAGTTAGGCAGAAAGTATTGGCAGTCTAAAAATCCCGATGTGCAACAACAAATTTCCTTATTCCTTGACACGTACAATGAGGAATTAAGAGCTCGAAGAATAAAAAATATCGAGCAATTGGCTCAAAACAGAGACAAAGATCTTGACAAACTGATTAAAGTTAACTAAAATAGTTAAATGCAATCAGACAAGTACGGCAATCCTATATTTCAAGACAATGATATTATAGACCTTATCTACAAAGGTCATATAGATCAATTAGATCAAATTATTGTAAATGAAACAGTTGGCATTAAACAACTAGCCGAATACTCCGAAATTAACTTAAAACTCAATCAAAACTTTGACATTGAAGTAGCCGACTTTGATAAAATTTGTCAGAGTGATTGGTTTATGCCGGAAGAGTATAAAAAATTAGACATTGAAGAAATTTTAGTAACGCTATGCCCTAAAGAAAACTATCAACGTCTAATAGAAGAACTAGAAGAATTTAGAGAACGCAATATGCTAGATCTTCTTAGAGTTCTTAAGTACACAGTAGATACCTTAAAAACTAATAGCATAGTTTGGGGTGTAGGTAGAGGAAGCAGTGTAGCTAGTTACGTGTTATTTTTGTTAGGTGTACACAAAATTGACAGCGTGAAATATAATTTAGACTGGCGTGAATTCTTGAGATAAGTACATATATAACAC